ATTTCCGAAATCAGCGGGCGCACGATCTCGATCACGGGGACGCACACCAACTCGCCCTCCATCCGGCGACGTTCGCCGAGCACGATCCGGATATTTGGGCCGATGACATCCACGCTCACAATCTGATCCACGAAATTCACGGGCACGGGACCGATATCGAGCAGACGCGCGATGGTTTCCATGACTCACCCCAACTAGGCACGGCGGTATGCCGTTGGGGTTCACTATGTCGGGAGAGCTGCAATTGGAGTAGATGCTACTATTACAGTTGCAATGTGACTGTGGATAGTGGTGATAACGCACCTGGCTGTGGAACATTGTTCTACGCGCGGCGTTTATGCCGCCCTCACCACCACCCGGCCCAGCGCCCGAGCCCGTACCCGACAATCAGCACGATCGCCGCCGCAAACTGCAGCGCGACGCGGCGGCTTTTCTGCTCGAGGTTCATGTTGTGTATCCGTAGAGTGAGGGTGTCCAAGTGCACGGAACATTGCCGCGCGGTGTGCGGGTGTCAAAAACGCCCAGTCCGAAAAATCGGACCAAGAAAATTCAAGCACAACCCCTTGTGTTTCGGGACATGGCGCGGATGGCCTTTCCCATCAGCACGCTTGCCGCTCTCGGCGAGGCTCTTGAGCGAGCCGGGATGCCTCGATCGCGCAGCACTATCGCAACATGGCTTTCGGGCGAACACCAAGCGCCGGCCGATGTCGCTTGGTTGGTGCTCGGCGAGTTGATGCGCCGCATGTCCAAGCGGCCATAGTCGAAGTTGCGTGTTGCGTTTGCGTGCGGCGGGTCGTCTGGCGGCGGCCCGTCCTTTCGTCGTCAGCACCCAAGGAGGCGAGCATGGCAAAAAATGGCGAGAACAGCGGGCCGAAGATCGGCGACAATTCGAACCTCAACAATGACGAAAAGCTCAAGCTCGGTGGGTTCATCTCCGAGATCGAGCGTATCGAGGAGCAGAAGCGTATCCTCGGCGAGGACGTCAGCGAACTCTACAAGTCGGCCAAGGACGCTGGGTTCAATACGAAGGCGATGCGTCATACCGTCAAGATGCGGCGGATGGACAATGAGGAACGCAACTCGTTCGAGAACGCCTGCGACGCGTATGCTCACGCGCTCGGCGACTTCATCACCACCGACCTCGGCCGCGCCATGGCCCCGCACGCCGACCCGCATGCGGCTCACCCCTGATGCGCTGGTCGGAGCAGGAATTCGCGGACTACGTCAAGAAGCGGGGCGAGCGCGCACCACCACTCGCGCACGCTTCGCCGATCGACGTGAGCAATCCTCCGTTCAAGATGCCCCCGAACAAGGCCGGACGCTTTGCGCTTGGACGCCTTCCTGTCGGCGCCATGAACAAGACCGAGGCGGCCTACGACAAGCACCTCGCGGAACGGGCGCACGCCGGCGAAATCATCTGGCACAAGTTCGAAGGCATCAAGCTGCGCTTGGCGGACAATACGTTCCTCACCGTCGACTTCATGGTTCTGCCGGTAAGCGGCTTCCTCGAGGCCCACGAGGTCAAGGGCTTCTGGGAGGACGACGCCAGGGTGAAGATCAAGATCGCCGCGTCGCTCTACCCGTTCAAATTCATCGCCGTCACGCCGCGCGCCAAGAAGCACGGCGGCGGCTACAGCGTCGAAGAGTTCTAGATGAACCCGCCGAAGATGCCGGTCCATATCGGAGACTACAAGCGCGATACCGGGCATCTGCGCGCCGCAGGCCACGGCGCGTACTTGATGCTGCTATTTCACCATTGGTCGACAGGGTCGCTGCCTGATGATGATGATCAGCTCGCCGCGATCGCCTGCATGACGCCGGCCGAGTGGCGAAGGATAAAACCGACTCTCGAAAAATTCTTCCAACCAGGGTGGCGCCATGGGCGTGTCGAGGAAGATTTGGCGAAGGCAAAAGAGAGCTATGAGAAGAGAGCAAAGGCGGGCGAGAAAGGTGGCAAAGCTAAAGCGGACGGAAAGCAATGCTCTAGCAATGCTAAAGCCAGGCTAGAGCAACCTTTAACCTTAAACCTAGAAGAAGAAAAAAAGGAAGATACCGCTGGCGCGGGTACATCATCGAATTCCCTTTACGTCTTCGAGAGCGGGGTCATTAGGCTCAATCAAAAGGATTTCGACCAATGGAAACGGGCTTATTCCAATCTTGAGCTCGAGGCCGAGCTGATCGCCCTTTCGACATGGGCTCAGGAACAGGGGCCGCAACGATGGTTTCCGGCGGTTTCCAATGCCCTCACCAAGAAAAACCGTGAGGCTAAGCGAGCGGCGAATGCTCCTGAATTCAAATACATGAGCGGTATAGAAGGGATTGTCTGATGGATGATGACCGGGTCATTGATTTTGATGCAGCGCGATTAGAAAATATCCACCGACACGAGCAGCGTGGGTATTTTTCGTTGCGCGAATTGCGCCAAAAACCATCGCTGACGGGCACAGCAACCAGCACGACGTGGTGGGAACTGGACCAGATTTTCAAGCTCTATCCTGGTCAATTCGTAGTTGTCACAGGCATTGCTGGCAGTGGAAAATCAACGTTTCTGATGAACATGCTGCTCAACATGGCACGTGAGCACGGTACTCGATCTTTCATGTATGTCCCGGAAAACGAACAATATTTGCGGGATAAGTTGCGCTCGATCTGGCCTGGCGACGATGCTGGTTTTGAGCACTACGCCGAATTCCAATGCTTTGTTCAGACAGCGATTCCCGACAGCTTCGATACTGAGCCGCAGGATCTGAGTTGGGTCCTCAACAAGGCGATTGTTGCGATCGAAAAGGATGGCGTCGATGTCCTATTGATCGACCCATGGAATGAGCTCGAACACGCCAAGCCACCAAATATGCTGATGACGGACTACATTCGGCTTTGCCTGATGTATCTCAAGCAGTTCAGTCGCGCTTTCGGGGTGACGGTAATCCTAGTTGCCCACCCCACCAAAGCCGTGACTGAAAACGGCGGCCGTACCCCGATGCTTTCGGACATCGAGGGCTCAATGAATTGGTACAACAAATGCGACAACGGGCTCATCGTGGTCCGTGATTTTGAGAAAAAAAGCGCAAAGATAATCAGCGCCAAGGTGCGCGAGATCGGCGCCGGCAAGATCGGTCATTGCTGGTTTTACGTTGACTCCGACAGTGGCCGATTCACTCCGCAGCATGGAGCAGTCCTTGTCCAATAGCGAAGCGGTCCGCAAGGAGATCAAGGCGCTCGTGATGGATATCGAGTACCTGCAGCGCGAATGCGGTGTAGACGCCGATCCGTTTGAGGTCGACGAAGCGTTGGAAATCATCAGGCGTATCGAATGGAAGATGCGTGCAATGGCCGTGGCTCCGTGAGCGAGAAGCACCGCATCCAGCTCGGCTTTGATGACGTGGAATACGCCAGCCTGTGGGCGCTCGCGCGGGAAAAGCAGCGGCCGGTGTCGACCGTGGTGCGCGAGATGATCACCGAGGGCCTCCATGCACATACCATCCGCCGCGACTCACAGAAGGCCGTGGGTGAGAAAATCGAGACGATCCGCCCCAGCCTACCAGGTCGCACCTTGGGCGAATCCACAGCCTCGCCAGCCGCCTCTGGCATCCTGCTGGTTCGGCCAGGTGATGATTGAGCGCCAACCCATGACGGCCATGTGGTGCTGGCTATTCCACCGCCGCTCGCGCCGGGGCGTAATGTTCTCAGGCGAATGGTGGATGGCGGCATGATCAAAGAAGAGCGCCGCAAAAACCGCGTACAAATAGCTTGCTTGGCGCTCATGTTGATGGCGATGGGCGCATTGGTTGGGTGGGGCTTAGGCGGACTTCTGTTCGCATCCGGCTTGTGGCTCATTATCGTCATGGCATGGCCCGAATGACTGAGGCGCGCCAGATTGCTGTGGTCCGCAGCTACGACGCCCTCATGGATGCGCTCCGAGCCCGCCGCGATGAGCTCAAGGTCACCCATGCCGTGATCGATGACGTCTCAGGCGTCCAGCCTGGCTACGCCAGCAAGATCCTCTCCGATCCACCGATCAAGGGGTTCGGCCGTGTTTCGCTCGGGCCAATCCTCGGCGCGCTCGGCTTGCAGCTCATCGTGGTCGTGGACCCAGAAGGCTTCAGGCGCGTACGATCCAGGCTCGATGAGCGCATACGACCAAAGAAGATGCTTGCGATCGCAAGCATACCTTGGCTCATCAACAGGCTGAACGCATCAGACATGGCTAAAAAGCGGGCTAAAAAGCTATCCAGACCACGCCGAAAACAGATCGCCAGCAATGCCGCCAAGAAGCGCTGGAGTAGGCCAAAGGTTGTGGAGATCACCAAGTGATCGATGATGCCGCGATCGAGGCTGCAGCTATGGCAATCCGTGACGCTGTTGGGGAATAGATCAGGCCGAGGAAAGCCTTGGCTCGCATTGCCGGCAGCCGTGCGCCAGGACTATCGGTGTGAAGCGCGAGCCGCAGCACAGGCGCTCGGGCTCATCGCCGCGCCGGTACGTTGAAAATAGTTGGCGAATGTGGGAAGCGCGTAAAGCGCAAGCGCACAAGCCTCGCGCACGCAGCAACACGAAGACAGGTCCCACACCTCTTGCCCTCCAAGCTGCCTCCTCCATGGCTCCCGCGCCAGCGCAAGATCGCAGCCCGCAACGCTCGCCTCCGTAGGCTCATCCGCAACGGCACCCTCAAGCCCCTCACCAAGGCCGAGGCAAGAGCCGAAGCAGCCAAGGCCAAGCGCACGCAGGTAGGCGGACAGGCATCAACACAGGTGTCCAAATGCCCCCGCGCGTGAGGTAACCGATTATGGCAGTCCGTTAATGCTGCATATGCGAGGCATATGGTTAAGCTGTTGATATCGTTGGTCTCTGTGCGTGGCACCAGGATCGGCAATTGTGGCACTAGGACCTGGCCAGGCACGTGGCGCTTGGTTGGGAATACCGCGGTCGTCGCGTCCAGCAAGGGGCCGTCGTTTACCTCGCGCTGGAGGGCAGCAAGGGCTTCGAGGCGAGGGTGGAGGCGTTCCGGCAGCGCTTCCTGCCGGCCGATCCTGACCCGATCCCATTTTTCCTGATCGCCGATGCCTTGAACCTCGTCAAAGAACATCCAGACTTGATCGGCTGCATTCGGCTCCAGGTCGGGGTCGAACAGCCGAAGGTGGTGGTAATCGACACGCTGAACAGGAGTTTGGCCGGCTCCGAAAGCGACGACAAGGACATGGCGGCCTACATTCGGGCGGCCGATGCCGTCCGGGATGCGTTCGGCTGCGTCGTCATCGTCGTGCACCACTGCGGGATCGACGCCACCAGGCCGCGGGGCCACACCAGCCTCGCCGGCGCGGTCGACGCCCAGCTCGCGGTCAAGCGCAATGCGGCCGACAACATCGCGGTGACGGTGGAGCGCATGAAGGACGGCCCTGAGGGCGACAGTCTCCACAGTAGGCTCGAGCCGATCGACGTGGGCGCCGACCAAGATGGCGACCCGATCTCGTCATGCATCGTCGTGCCGATCGACAGTGACGCCGTCCCTGCCAGCACCCCCAGCCGCAAGCTCTCAGACCGTCAGCGGCTCGCTCTCGACGTTCTAGCGGACCGCGCTGCCGAGGTTGGCAAGCCGCCGCCATCGACCCTTGGGCTTCCTACGGGCTTGATAGCCATCCCGGTGAACGATTGGCGCGACGGCCTCTACGCTCGCGGCGTGCTCGACCGCGATGCAAAGAGCCCGCGGGAGGACTTCAGGCGTGTAAGGAATGCACTTCAAACCCGAAGACTGATCGGCGTGCACGACGACCTCGTGTGGCGCGCATGATCCGCGGTGAGCCCACCGTCGCACCGTCGCACTTGTCGCACCCTTATAGGGTGGTGCGACGGCGACGCGACGGGGCAACGATCGTATGGGGCTGTCGCAGATGCGACGACTTGCGACGGAAGATGCGACGCGACGCGACATGCGACAGAGGCAGGAAGAGGCCAAATGTCACCTCATGTGCGGTAACGTCGCGCGAGCGTGTCTTATCCCTTCTCCGAGATTCAAATCACTGGGATCGCTGCTGAAAGCAGCCTGTTAGGCCGACTCGCCGCACTATAACCCGTTAGCAACAACAGTTACCTAACGGTGACCTGTGATCAATAATCACGTGCTCCAACTAAAAGATAGCAGACGATACTGGCATTTGTGAGAAGCCACCAATAGTGTCCGCACCATGTCCGCAATTGCTGCAGAGATCGGCGTCGATCGCGAAACGGTAGCCAGGGCTCGCAAATCAACTGGCGGCATGCCGCCAGTTGAACGTGAGGGAATAGATGGCAAGGTCCGCAGGACCCTGCAGAGCGGCGCGATCTGCCGCGAAGGGTAGGCCTGGTGCCCCACAAAAGACCGGTGGCAGGGGGGGGTGGCAAGCAAACGGCGCGCTCTCCGGATTTTCCAAGTCTCCCCTTTATTTCGCGGCCTTCCCTGAAACAGTGTTGCATTTATGCCACGGTGATCTTGGCGGTGCGTTGCGGGACAACTGTTACCTCGACCTATTGTTTGGCGCATGGAGAAGGTGCTGGTTGAGCTTGGGCCGAAGATGCTTGCATGCAGTGAGCGTGAGCGGCTGTTTGTGTGGGCATTCCTGCAGAGTGGTGGGCGGAACGCGACGGGTGCGGCACGGGAGGCTGGGTATAGCGACAGTGGGAATGGGGCTATCCGCCGGCGCGGGCATCTGTTGGTGCACCGGCAGCGGGTTCGTGAGGCTTTGAGGGAGGTTGGCCACCAGCATTTTCAGGGGCTGTTCATCAAAGCGGTCGCGGCGGTCGAGGACATGTTGGACAAGCCGGACCACCCTGAGCATGTCAAGACGGCGTTCTCGGTGCTGAGCCGGCTCGGTCTTGTGGAGCGGACCGGGGTTGACCTGAACGTGTCGGGCGAGGTGAACGTCAACCACACCGATCAAGCGGTCGAGGACCTTCGGATGATGCTTTCGATGGGGGCCTCGCGGGAGAAGCTGATCGAGGCGTTTGGATATTCTGGGCTGCCGCGGCTGGAGAAGATGCTTGCGGAGGTCGATCGACGGCGGGCGATCTCGAATGCGCCGATGATTGATGGCGAGGTGGTCGGATGACCGACGAGCCCGAGGAAGGCCCCGACCCGAACGACCTGCGCCGGCATGCCAAGCGCATGTACACGGAGATGCAGTACCGGCAGAAATACCGGCGCATCGATTTCTATCGGCCGAACCTGAAACAGCTTGCTTTCCACAATCTTCGCGTTCCCGAGAAGATGCTGCGCGCCGGCAACCAGCAGGGCAAGACTCACGCGGCTGGGTTCGAGTTTGCGTCGCACACGCTGGCGCTCTATCCGGATTGGTGGGAGGGGCGGAAGTTTCTGGCGCCGCCGCCGATCGAGCGGCCAGTCGAGTTCATGGGTTGGGTGTCGTGTACGACATCGACCATGGTGCGCGATGGAGCGCAGCTAAAGCTGTTGGGCCCGGTGCGCGAGGCCGGCGGGTTGGGAACAGGGTTGATCCCGCTCGACAACATCGTCGGCAAGCCGTCCATGGCGCGCGGCATCGCCGATTTCGTCGACACGGCCACCGTGCGGCGGGAGATCGGCGGCACCGCGCGAATCCAGTTCAAGACCTACGAAATGGGCCGCGAGGCCTACCAGGGCTCACCGGTCGATGTGAATTGGCTCGATGAGGACGTGAGCCGGGATGACGATACAATCTATGGCGAGGTGCTGGCGCGCAAGACGACGACCCGCGGCATCGTCATTTGCTCGCTGACCCCGCTGCTCGGCCTGTCCCCACTGCGCAAGCGGTTCAAAGCGCGCGCCGGCGGGGAATGCGCCGATGTGCTGATGACGATCGACGACTGCCGGGTATCACGAGGTGGGCACATCCCCGACGAGGATGTCCCAGATATCATTGCCAGCTACGACGAGAACCAGCGGGCGACGCGCGTCTATGGCGCCGACATGCAGGGCGAGGGCGCGGTGTTCGATGTCCCGGTCGAGCGGATCAAGCACCGGCGGGACCCGGCCGAATTCCCAACATCCTGGCGCTGGCTGTGGGCGCTGGACTTCCGGCATTCCGGATCGGGCACGACCGGGCATCCATTCGCGGCGATATTAGCCGCCAGGGACATGGACAACGACACGATCTACATCGTGCATGCCGTCCGGATGATGGGGCTGGCGCCGATGCACGTGGCGATGATCAAGCAGAACCCGTGCTGGGATGCGCCGGTGGCGTGGCCCCATGACGGCGGCCGCGGGGCTTCGATCGTGTCAGGCGAGACCCTCGCGTCGACCTATAAGAAGCTCGGGCTCCACATGCGGCCGTCGCACGCGACTTTTCCACAGGGCGGCTATGGGTTCGAGGACGGCATCACCGAGATGGAGAACCGTTTCGCCACCGGCCGGCTGCTGATCGCTTCGCACCTATCGGAGGTGTTCGACGAGTACCAGGGCTATCACCGCATAAATGGGTTGGTGAACAAGGTCGACGACGACCTGCTCTCGGCGATCCGCGTTTTGTGCATGGACATCCGGTACGCCAAGCCGATGAGCGAGTTCAAGCGGGCGCTGGAAAACCTCCGCGGCGTCAATGCGGGCATCGCCGCGGGAATGGATTTCGATGTCTTCGCTTGATCGGTTTTCGGATGAACAGCTCATAGAAATGGCCAAGGCAGCCCAGAAGGAATTTCTGTCGCATTACAACAGGCCTGACCACATAGAGCGATCCGTCTGGTGTGACGTTGCTCAAGTCGTCCTGCTCATGGCGGCAGGCGAGCAGGTCGACCGCGATCATTGGATTCGCTGGCCTCGGCTATAGCGGTGCGTTGCGGCACCGGCCCCTCCCTCGCACCTTCCTGACGCTGCCGCTCTCCATGCGGCCTCCCTAGTGCGCTGACTAGGGCGGGGTGGTCCCACCTGCCCCGCCCGCTTTCCATGAGGGCGAGATGCCACAGCAAATCGGACTTGGAGGATTCGGCGGGACGGCCGTGAACGATCTCGGGCTCGGCTCGATGCTGCAGGACCAGGTTGCTGGTGAGACTTCTGAGGAGCGAAAAAAACGCATGCAGCAACAGCAACAGCAGGCGACCGGGCTGGGTCAGTCACCGGCGACGCTCGCGCTGTTCGGAGGGATGGGTGGACTTCGATAGCCCGACCGATCTCCTGAAGCATGCACAAGATCTGCGGGCGTCGTGGCAGGGCCGCGCGCTCGCCCATGCGCAGGGCCGCATGATGGTGGTCATATCCTCGGTTCTTGCCCACACCTATGACGAGGCAATGGCGGTGATGTTCCGGGTCGTCCAGCCGAAATGCTGGGATGTCTTCCGGCAAACGTTGCGCACGCCGTTCCTATGCAGCGCGGCCAAGATCAACAAGAACGGCCAGATCGTCGCGGACGTCATTCTCTACGACGGCGCAGTCAAACAGACGAAGGTCATCTTCGCGAGCGAACTCGATTTCCAAACCGAATTCCGCAAGCTGGCCGACGCGCTGAAGCTATCGGATCACGAACGGCGCGAGATGTTCGCGGTCGCCAAGCGCTGGGTCGTGGCCGACACCCGGCTTGACCCGATGATGGACCCACGGGACCCCGATGCCAAGCGCTGCCTCAACTAGCGTCGTCCCGTACGAGGGCAAGAAGTTCGCCACCGGACCATCGCGGATCATCCCGGATTGGGAGCAACAGGTCGTCGCCGACATCTTGCGCGAGTTCTCGCAGTTCCAGATTTTCAAAAATCCGTACTCGCTCCAGTGCGAAGAGGTCTCCGAACTCATCCTGCCGACCTCGCGGAACACGTTCTTCTACGGCAACTACAACTTCCCCGGCCAGAAGAAGACGCAGCAGCAGGTCGACGCCACCGGCGCGCTGGCGCTGCATCGGTTCTGCGCGATTGCCGACTCGTTGGTGACGCCGCGCAATCAGCAATGGCACGGCCTCGAAGGCGACGAATACGTGATGAAGGACCGCGCCTCGCGGCTGTGGTTCGAGAACACGACTAAAAAGCTGTTCCGCTTGCGCTATGCCGCGCTCGCGAACTTTGCGGCGCAGAACTACAACAACTGGCAGGGCCTGGGCGCGTTCGGCAACTCGGTGATGTACGTCGACAAGTTCGATGGCCGCTGGCACCACGGGACGCGCGGCTTCCGCTACAAGTCGGTCCCGTTCGGGGAGTGTTTCTTCGGCGAGAACCACCAGGGCAAGGTCGATCGCATCATCCGGTGGTTCCGGCTCACCGCATACCAGGCGGTGCAGAAGTGGGGCATCAACGCGCTGCCGGATAACCTGCGCGCGCCACTCGAACAAAAGAGCCAGTGGCCGTACAACTTCCTGCATTGCGTGCGGCCGCGCGGCGACGATTACGACCCCGAACGCCTCGACGAGAAGGCGCTGCCTTTCTCTTCGCATTACGTCTCGCTCGAAGGCCGTTGCCTGATGCAGGCCGAGCGCGGCTATCGGGTCTTTCCCTATGCCGTGTCGCGCTACGACCAGGCCCCCGGCGAGACCTACGGCCGCGGCCCGGCGCAGATCGTGCTGCCGTCGCTCAAGACGCTCAACGCCGAGAAGGTGACGTTCCTCAAGCAGGGCCACCGCGCTGCCGATCCGGTGCTGTTGATGGCCGACGACGGCATTGTCGGCATGGACATGCGTCCGGGCGCGCAGAATAAGGGCGGTGTCAACGCCGATGGTCGGCCGCTGATCCACACGCTCCCGACCGGCGACATCCAGATCAGCGAGAAGATGATGGGCGAGGAGCGCGCGATCATCGACGACGTGTTCCTGGTTTCGCTGTTCAAGGTGCTGTCGGAACACCCGAACATGACGGCGACGCAGGTCATCGAGTTGGTCAACGAGAAGGGCATGCTGGTCGCTCCGACGCTCGGCCGGCAGCACACCGAATACGTCGGCGGCCTGACCGATCGAGAGCTCGATCTCGCCTCCGAGATGAGGCTTCTGGACCCGATGCCGCCGCGGCTGCGCGAGGCGATGGGCGACTACCAGGTGACGGACACCTCGCCGCTGGCCATGGCCGCGAGCGCCGGAGCCAGCGCAGGCTTCATGCGGGTGATCGAGACCGTGCGGGAATTGGTCAATGTGACGCAGGATCAGAGCCTGCTCGATCCATTCGACTTCCATACCGCAATCCCTGAGATCGCGCGCAACCAGATGGTGCCGGAGCGCTGGATGGCGGACGAGCAGAAACAGCAACTCAAGGCCAAGGCCCGCGCCCAGGCGGCGCAGCGGCAGGAGCAAATCCAGGCCGCGCCCGCTCAGGCCGCGCTGCAAAGCTCGGCGGCCAAGCAGTTTGCGGCCGGCATGATCGGTGGCCAGCAGGTGCCGGGATGAGCCCCGACGAGGCACTGGTGGTCTTCGGCGACTGCAAGCGAGCCTACCAGCTCGCGTTCGGCACGCCTGCCGGTGCAGCGGTGCTCGCGGACCTTGCGCCTTTTTGCAGGGCGCAGGAGACGTGCGTCGTCCCCGGCAACCATGAACTCACCCTCGTCCTGGAGGGGCGCCGCGAGACCTACTTGCGCATTCAGGACTACCTCAATCTCACACCGGAGGAGCTGGTGAAGCGTTTCACTCGGCCCGCACAAGGAGCGACAAGCCATGACTGAGCCTGCCCCGCAGACCCCGCCCGTCACCCCGCCCATGCCGCCGCCGACGCCCGGCACACCGTGGCACCAGGGTGTTGACGCCGAATTCATCGGCCACTGGAACAACAAGGGCTGGAAGGCCGATGACCCGAAGGAGATCGCGATTGCCGCCACCAAGCAGGCGCGCGAGCTCGAAAAGCACTTCGGCGTGCCGCCCGAGCAATTGCTCAAGATGCCCAAGGCCGACGCCCCCGAGGCCGACCTCAAGGCGTTCTACCAGCGCCTGGGCGCGCCGGCAGACCCGAAGGAATACGATTTCTCGGCGGTCAAGTTCAATGGCGCGGACCTCGAACAGAGCTTTTCCGATGCGATGCGTGGCGCGCTGAGCGCAGCTTTCGTGCCAAAGGACAAAGCGGGCGGCGTCGTCTCCGCAGTGGTCAAGTTCTTGGAGGACGCGGAAAAGGCGGAAAGCGCGGTCTCGACCGCCAAGGTCGCCGAGGAAAAGACAAAGCTCAAGGTCGATTGGGGCACGAACTACGACTTCAACCACCTCAAGGCGATGGAGGGCGCGCGCCGCCTCGGCATCGTGCCCGAAGCGATCCAGGCGCTGGAAGGCCAGATCGGCTACGCCGCCGTGATGAACGCCATGCGCAAGATCGGCATGGGCACCAGCGAGGACACGTTCGTCGAGCGCGGCGCATCCGGCGGAACGGCGCAGACCGTCGGAGTCACCACCCGGGAGGGCGCGGTCGCACGGCTCAACGAGCTGAAGGCCGACAAGGCCTGGGGTGCGAAGCTGCTCAGCGGCGATGCGGCGACGCGTCGTGAATGGACGGCACTCGAACAGATGGCTGCCGGCGAGACCTTATAAGGAGAATTCAGATGACCATGACCGAAACACCAACCATTAATGCCAAGCCGAAGCGCAAGTACACCAAGCGGCACAAGGCAGCATCCACCCCGAAGCAGCAGAAGGTTCCTTCGGAGTTTTCCGGGCTTACGCCACTCGATTGTTGCGATGGCTGCAGTGCTGAACGCTGCATCATCTCCGGCATCAACGTCTGTAGTCATCCATTCAAAGGCGCGCTGCAGGCGAGGCAGATGATGCAGCCTGAAGTGCTAAAGCGCTATCGGAGCGCGAAGCGCGCACTTGGCGAGGCGAAGCTCAATCTCCGCGAGATGGCGGGTACCTGAGATGCCAAGCGTTTCTGGAGCTCAACATGGGTTTGCCGCCATGTCGACCACCGCTGCGGGTCGACGCAAGTTGCGTGCACACGGCAAGACGCCAATGCCGGTGAGCACCGCAAAGGAATATCTCCATGCCGATAAAGGCAGGAAAATCGGCAAATTGGCGCGTCACGTCAGGAAAAAATAGCGGTGCGTTGCGGATAAACCCGCTGTAGCGCCTTCTCGCCTCTCATTCCCCAGAGAGGCGAGAAATGCTTACACACCAGCGACTTCTAGAAATTATTAGCTTCGATCCTGAGACTGGGATCGCCGTATGGCGCAACGGCGCGCGGGGAGGAAAGCGCATTGGCCATTTGCTACGCGGCAGCAAGCGGAGCAGGCCATACAGATACTGGAACATCAAGGAATTTGGCCGTCAAAAGGCGTTCAGTCACATCGTGTTTTTCTATATGACCGGACGTTGGCCGATTGCGGAAATGGATCACATCAACGGGGATACCCTGGATGATCGGTGGTCGAACCTCCGCGAATGCACGCGTTCGCAGAACGAGGCGAACCGCGGGCCGCGACGGTCCAACAAGACCGGGCTCAAGGGCGTCGTGAAATACGATCATCAGGACTATTTCAGAGCCAAAATCTGGCGCGGCGGAAAGCAGCGATGGCTCGGAAAATTCCCCACGGCTGAGGCCGCGCATGCCGCATATTTGGCCGTTGCAAGGACATTTGACGGAGAATTTTTCCGCGCGGCTTGATCGGTGCGTTGGAAAGATTTGCGGGCTGAAATATACCGTTCCCACGAAGTTCCCCGAGTGTCCGGCTCCCATAGGGACAAAGCCGGTCGGGCGTGACGGCCCCCTCCATGGACAAGGCCGAAGGTTGATGGTCCCCGCGCGCGACTGCGCATGGGCAAGACCGCTGACGTTCGGACTTCACCTCCATCGGCGGGACAGCCATGTCGGAAAATCTCTCGAAGCTATTCACGACGCAGTTCTCAACCCTGCTCGCGCTCAAGCTGCAGCAACGCATGTCGAAGCTGCGCGGCCGGTGCATGGAGGGTTTCCATGTCGGCAAGCAGGCATCGCCGATCCAGTACATCGGCGCGATCCAGATGCAGACGCCCACCGGGCGGTTTGCTCCAATCGGCCGGCAGGATGTCGACTTCACCCGGCGCTGGGTGTTCCCGGTCGACAAGGATGCCAACCAGCTCATCGACACGTTCGACAAGCTGAAAACCATCATCGAGCCGACCTCGCAATATTCCGATGTCGCCGCAGCGGCCGTCGCCCGCGAATGGGATGACCGCCTCATCGCCGCGGCCTTCGCCACTGCGCAGATCGGCGCCGACGCCGGCGGGCTGTCGCCCGAGACCTTCAATACCGGCTCGACCGTCACTGGCGCGGGCTTCCAGATTCCGTCGACCTTCGGCTCATCCGCGGCGTCCGGTCTGACCGTCGCCAAGATGATCGAGGCCAAGCGGGCATTCCGCAAGCTCCAAGTCGAGGTCGATGAGGAAGAACTCACCTGGGTCACCAATAGCCAGGGCGAGAGCGATCTTCTCAACCAGGCCCAAGTCGTTTCAAGTGACTTCAACGGGGCCGCGCCGACTCTCGTCGACGGCAAGGTTACCCGGTTCATGGGCTTCAACATCATCTACTCGGAGCGCCTGACCTCGCTGGTGAACGTGCGGCAGAACATCGTGTTCGTGAAGTCCGGCATCTACCTCGGCATCTGGAAGGATACCGAGAACGACGTGTCCCAGCGGCGCGATCTCTCCGGGCTGCCGTACCAGATTTACACGATGATGAGCTCGGGCGCGACGCGGCTGGAGCCGGGTCGGTTGCTGCAATGTCTCTGCGCCGATACCTCGGCCGCAGCCGACGTGACCCCGTAGGAGGCACCCATGGCCATTGTCACCACGAAATCCGGCTCGATCGTCAACCTCGACGCCAGCCCCATCATCACCAACACCGTTGGTGAGGGCGCGCCCGGCCTCCTGCGCGTCATGAACGATAGTCTGACCGGCGTGATCGGCGACTTGCCGCTGTCGGTCTATCGGCTGGTGCGCATTCCGACAGATGCCAAGATCAAGCGCCTGTTGATCAGCACGTTCGGCGCGACCGGCACCTCGGCCGGCGACATCGACGTGGCGTTCTCGGACAGCTTGACGGACGGCACGCAGCCGTCGCTCTCCCAGCTCGCCAACCCAGTGGTGCAGGTCGCCGGTGCGGTGGACAATAAGCTGTTCGGCGCGGCTCAGGCCTTGAACGGCGCTGCTCCCCCAGTGACCCCGGTCGAGAAGACTTTTGCCGGAACCGCGCCCAACACCTTCACCGCGGCGCATCAAAACCTGCCGCTCTGGCAGGTGCTGGTGAACCTCGGCGCGACGCAGTTTACGGCCGATCCGGGTGGCTTCTTCGACATCGCGATCAAGCTGACGACAGCCGTCGCCGTCGCGAACATCATCTACAATATCGAAGTCGATTACGTGGAGTAGGCCATGGCCTCAGTCTCATTCTCGATCACCCGCGGTGTCGATGGCTTCAAGATCAGCGACTTTACTGCGGGGGCTCTCGCGCCAGGGGCCGGCGATTTCGAGATCAGAGTGAATCTCGATGCCGGCGGCGTCAACGCCACGACGCGCAAGGATGTCTTCAAGGCACTGGAAGCATTCGAGCGCCTGTTCACCAGTGGCCCGGTTTTTACCACTTCGCCGATCCTCTGAGGAAGACGCCATGGCGAAAGCAGCCGAGATCACTTTCGATGCCGCGGTCACCGCAGCGGAAGGTGTCCGCCAATCCGCAAAAGCGGCGGCCCTCGCAACCTACGGCTACGTGGCGGCCAACCTTGCGGCCTACATCACTGCGCTTGCGGCAGCGGATGTTGCCTACACGACGGCTGTCAACGCTGCCGCCAATACCTCGGGTCTTCTGATGGGGCAGAACGGGCTGAGCGGCCTTATCCCGACCACGTGGGCATCGATCGCGGCGGCATAGGCGATGTACAACAAGGTCGAAAACGTCGTCTTCACGAACATCTCGGCCACGCCCGCGCCATTCGTGCTGCGCGGCGGCAACTACGGCATCACGGCGCATGCGACCTTTGGCGGCGGCTCGGTGACGCTGCAACGCCTGTCGCCGGACGGCGTGACCTACGTGACGGTCCTGACCGCGATCACCGCCGATGGATACGCGAACCTCAATCTGCCGTCCGGCACGTACCAACTCGCGATTGCGACGGCCACCGGTGTGTATGTCGACGTCGTCTCGACCGTGACGACGCTGTGATGGCGCCATGCGCGCGTCAGAGCAGATAGTCATCACCGGCAGATCAGCGGCCGGCGGCGGCGGCTTCACAACCTCATGTCCGGTCTCGGCGGCTTACCTTGCGCGCACATCCGGCCTTGATGATGGCCACAAGGCCATCTACGATGCCTTCATTTGTGGGCTGGAGAGTGACGGCATCGGCAGCGCCGCGCTCGACGCTCTCTGGATTTTATGTGCGCAGAATTCGGCGACCTCGCTGCTCAATGTCTACAGCGCGAGCTTTACGATTGTGCCGAGCGGAGCCGGCTGGGCGTTTCTGGCCAATCAGGGCTATGCCGGCGACGGGTCGAATTTCGGCAACACGGGGCTGGCGCCGAGTGCCGCGGTACGCTTCACACAATTGAATGGGTCGATCGGCGCCTGCACTATCACCAACCGGACCACGCCGAGCGCAACCGAGACCCTGCTGGGGTCGAATAGTGGCGCCAATGCCACCAGCATTTTGCCGTTGGCGGCGGCAAGCACAGCGAATTTCTCGGTCAATCAGGCATCGCCCGACACCGGGACAAGCACGTCAGCGCTCGGTTTCTGGCTTGCCTCGCGGACGTCCAACTCGGTCATTACGCTTTATCGCAACGGCACGCAGGTCGGCAGTGGTGCTGATACATCGGCCGCGCCGTCCAGCCAGCCGTTCTACATCAGCGCATTGAACAACAGCGGCGCCGCGCAAGCGCTCGGCACCGATCGGATTACGCTCGCCTTCGTCGGGCGGGGCCTTGCGCCGAGTGAGGCGACCGCCTTCGCGGCTCGCGTGACCACCTTCATGACGGCATTGGGATTGAGCATTTAGCGGGTGCGTTGCGGGGCAGGGTCCGCGCCCGCAATTTCGCGCCATGTCCTTCCTCGTGCCGATCGATATCGCGAACCGCGCCCTCCAACACTGCGGCGCGACCCGCATTGACCCGGCGCTGGGGTTCAACGAGCAGAGCAAGAACGCCTCCGAGACCTCGTTCTGCTACGACAAGCTGCGCGAGGCCGAGTTGCGCCGCAATGTCTGGCGCTTCGCCATCCGCCGGGCTGTTCTCCGGTCGATCGACCTCACCACCATGCGGCTCACGCCGGCGCTGTGGGTGTCGAGCACGAGCTATTTCGTCGGCTCGATCGTCTCGGACCAGACCGGGCAGGCCTGGATTTCGAATATCCAGAACAATCTCGGCAACCAGCCGGAAAGCTCGACCACGTGGGACGAGTATTTCGGGCCCATGACCGTGATGCCATGGGACAGCACGACCGCCTATTTCTCCGGCGAGCTTGTCTACACGGCGGCCGGGGACGGCACCTACCGGGTCTACCTCTCGCTGCAGAGCGCCAACTCGGACAATCCGGCGACCGCGACCGCCTGGAGCGCGACCGCGACCTATTCCAAGAGCCAGATCGTGACCTACCTGTCGGTCGCATACATGAGCCTGACCGACCTGAATAGGAACCAGCAGCCGAACCTGGCACCGGCGCCGTTCAACATCCTCACGGTCTACGCCATCAACGCGCTGGTCGGGGCATCGGACGGGACGATCTACAAGTCGCTCGCGAACGGCAATGTCGGGCATGATCCGACACTCAGTCCGACATTTTGGCTCAACACCCACACGTTCAACCCCTGGACGACCGTGTTTGTCGGCGGCACCGGATCGCTGAAGTGGCTGCAGATCGGCGGCGCGGAATTCCCATTCGGGGTCGGCATCACGACCTTGAACATCGTCTATCCAATCGG